CGGGTGCGCTGCAAGCGGTTGATAAAAACATTGATAGGTATCGTGCTGAAAAGGCTGCAGAGGAAGAGCGTGCAGACGCCGCTGCACAACGCATGTCAGAACTTGCGTTTCAAAGAGAGACTAGACTAGACGTACAAGAATTAGCAGGGAAGCAAAGTAAAGAAGCTGCAGAGATAAAATATAATGGAGAGCGAGGTAACAAAGGTCAAACCTTTGGATCAAAAAATAATAGCTTTTATGTTAGAACTGGTACTACTCCCGACAAAACTGCTATAAATTTAATTAATCAAATCAATGCGAATCCTGAAAAAACTTCTGCAATATTAAACGATGCTGTAGAAGGTCCAAGGTTAGTGGCTGCAATTAATGGTATGCTTGGACAGGTGAGAAAAACCCAAGGTGAGTTTGGAAGAGCGCAAGAGTTTGGTGAAGGATATCAAGGTTCAGTACCCTTGAACAATCCTGAAATGTACCTCCGTGCTTTTCACGGAATGAAAAATCCAGATGTGCTAAAGTTAGCCCGTCTCTTTAGCGAAAATACTGCTAAAATGAGAAGCCCAACAGGGAATGTAAATGAAAGCACTCCTCCTCCTCCGGGGACAGATGTAAGTGTTATGGAAAAAGGAAATGTTGTAGATTTAGGAGGTTCTCAATTTCCTAATTTTAATACTGCTGCAGAAGCTTATCGCTCTACTAATCTTGGCTTCTCTAACAAACCTTTAGAATTTTCTAAACAAAGCTTACTAAAAAAGCTACACACAAATGGTGTTACAGAAGACGAAGCAAAAAACCGTATTTTTCGTGCTGCTTCAAACAAAAGTCTCATGACTGTAATATCTGGAACTCTCGCTCCAAGTCAAAAACAAAAGGATGAAGCTTTAGAGTATGTATTGAATCCAGATAACGGGTTTACAGATAAAGATACCGGAGAACTTAATATTAATAATTTCTCACAATTTGTTGACTTGTTTGGTAGAAAAATGGCGGGTTCAACTATGTTAGGCTCGGACCCTGCAGAAATAAAGTTTCAAGGAAATGAAACTTCCGCACAAAAGAAAGAGCTTGAATCTACTATGGTTTTAGGTAGCACGGCCCGTGCAGCGCGTTTAGTCTCTAAAGAGATGAGAATAAATATTGAACGTTCCGGCGCTGGAGGTAGTATCATTCAAAGAGCTACAGCACTAACGGCTGAAATTCCTGAATTTATTCAATCTAGTGGACAAGTCCTTAACAGTATCATGCGAGATCGTGGTCTAGGTAATAATATTATGATCGATGCGGCTCAACGAAAAGTAAAGGCTATATCACAAAAAGCTCAAGATAGGTTTACAAACACAGCAGCAAAAGCAGAAAAAGCGCGGATAAATTTTCAAAACAATCAAAGTGAAGCAAATCAAGAGGCGCTAGCAGCGTCAAAGCTTGAGATGCTTGAGCTTACTTTTGCCTATCAGCTTACGGGCATTCTACAGGGAGGCACTGGTGGTCGAACCATATCAGACCAAGACATTACCAGAGCTATGGCTATGTTTAGGTCTAAGACAGGAACTGTCCAAAGTCGCCTACAAAAATTAGATTTCATAGACAAGATGTTAAGTGGAGCAGTTAATAAAGAAGTCCTTTTTAATATTCTTCAACGTGGAGGAACTAACAAGGATATGTTTGAATCTGTTAAGAATGCTGCTAGACTATTTGAAACGGGTGCTAATTTAAGTAATTTTGACACTGAAGCTAATAAATATGCAAAGAAAAATGTTGGGGAGCAGCCCTCTAAAGTTAGAACAAACGACGCTCAAATAATTGTACAATCTGCAGCGCAGATACCTGCTGTTGCTGATTCTCCAAACTATGTAAAAGGTAGGTATATAGATGGTATTAACATGGTACTTACTCAGGGTGATAAAATAGCTCCCGGTATGATTGTTGGAAACAGGTATGTTATTAATGCAAATGCCTTCGATTTATCTCGTAGAATGATACAGCAGTTTCCTAATCAAAGAACACCGGAGATGGCAAAAGGTAGAGAAACTGCTCAAAAAAGAGTTAATAGCATGGTTGACTCAGTATTTGATTTAATAACAGGTGAGGTAGTTCCGGCACGATTAGGAACAGAGGTTCAGACGCAAGGCAAAAATAAAGGTAAAGAGTTTCCCTCTATAATTAGAAATAACGAAGATGTAGAGCCCGCTACAGGTACAGGTGAAACTGCAGGGGTAGCACCCAAAGCTCCAGCAGTACGTTCTACAGTTGGTAGGTCTTTAGAAGATCGAATAGCGCCAGTGCGCCCAGAAGCACCTACTATACCAGTAGACCCTGAACTAGAGGTTAGGGCTATTGTGAAAAGCAACAGAGAGCAAAATAAACAAAGAGCATTGCGTAGCGGTTCTAAGCTCTTTAGCGGGAGAAAGTAATGGGATTTATTATTGAGCCTGAAGAGGACGAAGAACAGCCACAATTTGCAGTTACGCAACCAATTGTTCCCTCTGAAGAGATGTTAGAACAAGTAGAAGCAACTACAGTTAGCGAAGACTCAGAAGATGTAAGGGATATTGCTGCTGCTCTTAGGAGAGCCTATTTTGGAGAACAAGCAGAGGTAGGAGGTGCACCATCAATTACAGGAGTAGAGCAGCTAACTCGTAGGTCAGAAGATATTGAACGTGCTATTGAAAAGCTTCCGGGTGAAGAGAACACATTAGGATTAGCTCGTACTGGATTTTCTATTGCTAAGTTCTTTGTAGATAACATTGCTGGCGTAGCTAATGTGATGTCTGTTGGTGCTGATAGAGTTCTTGGTATTGGTGATGTACCTGAAGAGGGCGTAGATTTTCTTGGTGAATCCCTTCTTACTAAAAAACAAAAATTGTATGATACAAAACGCTATGAAAATTATTACGATAGACTTCGTGAAAAAGAAGACAGGTCTATGGCTGGTGCCGTGCTATCTACTACTAAAAAAATCTTTGACGAGTCTCCTGAGTTAAAAAATGAGGGCGAGTTTGTAAAAGGTGTTATTGATCGTCTTGCTGGGCGGGTAGGAACGATAACTCCCAGAGAGGCTAACGAACTTACAGGCTACTGGCGTCCAGAGGCTAGCACCATAGAACAAGTTGTTCGGGCTATCCCAGAGTTTATTGGTGGCACAACTTTAGGTATAAGGTTTCTTACTCGTAACAAAAGAGCTATAATTAAAGAATTTGAAGATTTGTCTGGAGTATCAGTTCTTAAAGCAACAGAGTCTGACATAGTAGAAACCACTGCAAAAATGATGGACAAAGCTGCTTTTCCGTTAGCTAGTGCTTTGAGGCTAGGCGGAGTGCGTAGAACTATGTATGGCAAACGTATAGCCAGCAACATTAGAATAAAACAGATGAACCAAAAGTTTCGATCTGCTAATAGGCAGGTAGAGGTTGCAAGAAGAAAAGTACGGTCTACTAGAAATAAAGCAGATAAAACAGCACTAAGACAGGAAGAAGCTGCGTTACGTGCAGCCCGTTCAGAAAGAATGAATGCAATACCAAAGGAGTTAATAGAAATTCCTATTACAGAAGCGGGTGCTATCACTGGCGCTATGATAGGCGGCAACTATTTTGGTGAAGAATATGGCGCTTTGCTTGGGGCTTTGGGTGGAGGCTTTGGTTCTGTAGTTGGTTTCAGCAGGGTCTACGATTTAGCCGCTGGTTCTGTGAGAGGCATAGGCTCTTTAATTACTAGTTTAGGTGGGAGCATAGGTCTTCTTACAGATGACCAGTTAAGCTCTCTTGCAAAAAAAGGTATTATATCAGGCACATCTAATTTGCCTAAGAGAGATCAGAAAGCCCTTGAAGACTTTGCATACTTCATCCGATCTTTACCTGAAGAAGCCAGAGAAAATGCGTTTGCACAGCTAAAGTTTTTTAGAGAAATTCGTGACGATCTTACGGATGCTGGTGTAGACCCTGAAGTTCTTGAAACAACCTTGGGTAAAGCAACAGGACTAGTTCCTTTGATGATGATGAAGAATACGATTACAACGTATAAACTTGATTTAGCAAAAGGTGTTGGCAAGGTAGACAAAGAATTAGAAGACTTGTTAAAAAATGAAGACAATATTAATAAAACTCTTGGCGAGTTTAGAGGTCTTATTGATAATCTTTCTGGTGCCGTTGAGGGAGCAGGAGTGCAGAATGAAAAGTTTAATTCTTTTGTAGCAGCCGTTCGTGGAGTGGCTACAGAAGAAAACGTCAAACTGACTGCAGACTCCTCCACACTTAAAAACTTAATAGACGATTTTATTGATAAGGCTAACAATCCAACTATAGGCGGTGCTGCAGCAGATAAAGAAGCTCTTGAAGAGATTATTGAAATGGCTGTGAAGCAGGGTACACTACAAGCAGATTCTCTTGGTGAAGACGCTTCCCTCATAGCTTTAAGACAAGAGGCATTGCCTGAACTAGAACGGGCAGGAGTAGAGGCATCTAGTCGGGCAGAGCGTGCAGCCATAGAACGTGAAGCGGATGTGTTAAATTTTTTAACAGACTATTTAGACCCACAAACATATCAAAATAATGCAAAAGAGGCTGCTACAAATCTCTTAGAGTATGCAAAAAGTAGACGGCGCGAGATTAAAGGAAAAGCTAGCGCAAAGTTTGAAGAGTTAAAAAGCCTTGATCTGCAGGTAGACATCACTGATTGGTTGAGAGGTCTGTATTCTGATGATGCGTATTCTTCTGTAATACCCTACGGAAAAAAAGCTAAAGTAAAGCAGAGATTAGCCCAGACTAGAATTGCTAAAGCGTCTACTCTAGATAGTCTTGCTAAAATTGAAGGGTCTACAGGAGCGCAAAAAGCAGTAGAGAATAGTCCTGAGTTACGACAGGCTATTAGATCAGAAATGTTAGAGGATGGGGTAGAGGTAGGAAATGATGTAACCTACAGAGAAGTCCGAGATTACATCATGGATCAGGCAGGTAAAGAAGATATGTCTGACTTTGATGTGTTTATGGTTCTCCGTGAAATATCTGAAAGCTTAGACCTACCAGAGTTAAAAATAACTGCTAGCATAGAAGATATTCAAAAACTATCTTCATCCTTTTCTAGTGATGCTGCCACATATTATAAACGAGGAAAACTAGATTTAGCTAAAAGCTCTGATGATCTTGCTCAAGGGTTAGTAAATCAAGTTCCTGAAACTGGCGATGTAAACATAAGACAAAAGATAAGAGCGGCTAAAGAGAACTATATTAACAACGTCATACGCAGGTATCGGGATAAAGACGGAAACCCTATTGGTTTTGAGTTAAACAAAAACATCGATCCTGAAGACGCTGTTAAAATAATTGATATGAAAAAAATAGTTGCTGGAGACGCGCAGTATGGAACAGATGTAATAAATCAAATAGGTAAAAGTTTTGGTGGATACTACAGTGAAACTGGAGAGTATGTTTTAGGAGATAAAGGAAGATTGATCGTAAGAAACTTAATGAACGATCTTCTGGCTAAATATATTTCGGAAACGGGTACTGTAAGAGCCGCAAAAAGATTATCCTCTGGGCCGAAGATGCCTCTCAGCGTGGATCAAAGGGAGCTTTTATCTGGAGTAGGGACGCCGGGGCTTGATCCTGCTAGACAGGCTGAAAAAGCCAGAGCAGGTCGAGCGTTACAAGAAGAAAGGGTTTTGAAAGAAGCAAGACCAGTTCAATACAGCCCTGCTATGCAGATGTTAGAGGACGCGGGACTGATAGATTATAATCAAGTTGTACAATACAATAAACATATAGAGATCGCTGAAGGGGTTGCTCCAATTCTATCAGCAACAGATCGTAAAGTAAAAGCGGATACTCTTAGGGCTGCACGTAAAGTTAAATCTCTGCTGAACGAAAGAGAAAAGTTTCTAAGCGAGTCTATGCGCTATCTTCCAACTCAGGAAGGCGCTAGAAGTATTGGTGATTATGATAGGTTCTTAGAATTTTTTATCACTAACCCACAAGGAGGACAGCGTTTTGAAGCTATGTTACCACAGATAGCTGACAAAATGAATAAAAGCCCTGAAGAGGCTCGTAAGATTTTTAAAGATATTACTATTGAGTCTTTATCAAGAGCAACGTATGGAGACATGAGAGAGGTTGCACCGGGGAGGTATAATAGAGACTTTGATTATCAGGCATTTATTAACTATGTAACCGATCCAAATACTTCAAATGCTATTCAAAACATAGTAGGAGAAGAGTCTTTCAATACAATTGCTAGGATGGCTGATTTTATGAATGTGCAGAATCGAGATTTAGCAGCTAGGCTACGAGATTCTGGCATACAAGTTTCAACACCAAAAGGGTTGTCTGTAGAGTCTCTTCTATCTCGTACCTACAGCATCTCTCGCGGAGTTATTAGCCCTAAATATGTAGCAACAGAGGTTGCACTTCTTAGCTTCAGAAAACAAAAAGCAAAGGCTCTTTCTCGTATTCTAAGTGACCCAAAAATGGTAGATGCCGTTATTGATATCATTGAATCCGAAGGCACAGACATAAGAAAATATAATGGTGATCTGTTTACTGCTTTAATAAACGCACTTGGATACCATGAAAATATGAAAAAAGAAGAAAGAACTAGAGAACAAATTACACAACTAGAACTTGATCAATTTAGGAGATAAAAATGGAGTTCATTATTACTATAGTCGTACTAGCCCTTGCAGTGTTTGGAGGCTTCTCCATCCTTGCGGCTATCACGCCCAATGAAGCGGACAACAAAAAGGTGCAAGCTATCCTCACTGCTATCAATGTATTTGGTATGAATATTATCAAAGCTAAAAACAAACTTGGCTAAACTATACATAAAAAAAGAACCAGTGATACTGCGTGTGTACTACTGGATGCCAGACTACAATAACATACTGCAGGAATTTATGTGGCAGTTGCATGATATTGTACCTGAGTATCCAAGAGTACACCGCTTTCTTAATCACTGGCACCATAACATAGAGGCCGTTATAGAAACGGTGGAGGTATCACATGGGAGAGCAAAAGAAGTTGGAGCCAGACAGCGAGTACAGCGCACTGGACCTCGACAATGACGGGGTAGTGAGCGACAAGGAGTTAGCCGTTATGGAAGCTCTGGAGAAAAAGGAGAAGATGGAAGCGCAGAAGAAGATGGCGTGGGTAGCTATGATATCCATGCTGATATTCACTGCCCTTGTGTTTTTGCCTATATTTCCTGACACCCGGATTAAAGCACTTTCCGACCTGTTTGGGCTTTTCTACATCGGCATGGCCGGGGTAGTTGGAGCGTACATGGGCATGACTGCGTACATGAGTGCTAAGAAGTGATCAAGATATACATACTTATAGTCGTGCTAGGATTAGTCGGCGGTGTGTGCTATGGCGGATACTATTACTACAAAGATACTCAGGAGAGGATACAGACCCTCACTGAGAACAATGCCAAGCTAGAGACTGCAAAGCAACTGCAGGACGATACGATCAACGCTATGATCGAAGACCGTGAGAAGTTTGAAGAGCTAAACAACGAACTTCAAAAGAAACTACAGGCGGCTAATAACTACAGGGACACATTAATCGGTAAGCTACGTAAGCACAACCTATTAGTCCTTAGTCTGAAGAAACCAAAACTTGTAGAGAAGAAGATTAATAATGGAACGAAGAAACTCTTTGAGTCCTTTGAAGCTATTTCTGGTGCTATTGCTCCTCCCGCTAGTGGCGACGGGGTGCAGCAGCTTCCGAAAAGTTCTACCCCTTGAAATAAAAACAGTAGAGGTAGAGCGCAAGATTCCTGCACAGGCTAGACCAAAGAGTGTTAGCCTGAACAACATATATTTCTATGTGGTTACTGACAGGAACTTTGGCGATTTTAAAAAGACATTTGAGAAAGAGAATGGCGACTTGGTATTTTATGCCGTGAGTGTGCGCGACTACGAAACACTAGCACTGAACATGGCAGAACTAAAAAGATATATACAACAACAAAAAGAACTCATAATCTACTATGAGAAAGCTATTAAACCAAAACAGAAGAAAGAGACGCCTAAAAAATAAAACTCTGTAAGTCTCTGTGTTGTCGATCACTATAGTCTCGTAGGTATTTTACCAGCGAGACTATTTTTTTTGTGTTTTCAAAGTCTGGGTTCCACGCATCAAACGCCGCCTCTATATCTTCTGGAGAGGGTGGCCCCTCAAAGTCAATAGAGATGTTGCCGTCCTGTGTTAGAGATACAGACATTTTATATAACAAAGCATCAGATTTGCTTGACATCGTATAAAACCTTTAACAATACTACTATTGATGTTATTAACATCGTTACTAATACTCTAGTGCCTTGGGTAATTTTAGCTGGCAGGGCTAGGTATATGCACAGACCTAATAAAAGTGTCATAAAATTTATCAGGAAATAGGTCATTTTAAAGACTGTTTCATTTCGTGCAAAATGTGGTTGGGGCTTTTGGGCCTGATACCACTATTTCTGTATGTTGTACTTTGTGGGTCTGCGTTTGTACGCCACTTACCCGCAAATATTCTTTCGGCTAACCACTGGTCGAACTCATAGCCTGACATTCCGCTAGTCTCATAGGCTTCCATAACAGCACAATGCCAGCACTCGGATGTGGGATGGGGCAAAGGAGTGGCTTGCTTACCAGCAGGGCCAGAGCAGGTTATAACTAAAGATCGTAAGTCTTCAGGTAATTCCTCAAACTGCTCCCACCTACCTGATATTGTTTCTATAAAAGTTCCTGTATCTTCAGGTTCTGGAAAAGCCCACTCTTTAGGTATTTCAAGTTCTCTTATTACAGTTGATCCCCAGTAAACTTTCTTACCTGTTCTCTCTAGTATACTTTTTATAGCCCAGTAGCAATCCGTGCTAGTGTTCTCTAAGCTATATCCATAGACTATGGCATCACAGTTCTCTTTAACAAGAACGTCAGCCATGTTTTCAAATCTATTTATCAAGTTTCCATAGTTAGTTAAATGCCTAAAGCCTTTACGTATTGGTCTGTAGTCATAGTTAGTCTGTCTGCTTATAGGTGGGAGCAAAGTGAAAGGGCGGATATTTTTTTCTAGCCAATTTTTAACTTTCATTGCGGCAAGCTCTTCTACAGAATAGCGATCATAATCATACTCTCTAAAAAATATAGTTACTATTTCGTGATCACTCTCTTTGAGCCATCTCCACAAAGCATACGTGGAGTTTACACCACCAGACATCGGAATGAGAACTTTCATTAGTCTAGCTCCTCTATTGGCAGGTTGTAGCAATCAGCACGAAATACAAAACCATTGCTGGGGTCATGGTCGCCTCTTTTATGTTCTGTAGCTTTTAAAAAGAAATCATTCTTCTTTATCATACCTAAGAACCATCCTACGGATAGATCATATTTCACCCGTACAAAGGCATAGGCATCACATTTTTGTGATGTGTTAAACTTAGCTACAGAACAGGAATAGTAAGGTAGGGGGGGAGAGGATGTTCTCTTAGTCTTTACATCTACTTTTGTGCCGTCATCAAGAACAACATCGTAATCAAAGGTGTTATCTGGCTTGCCACCCAGAACGCTTACGACTAGCATCTCCCCCAGATATCCAGAATGAGAGCCGCTGCCACGCATGATCGAGTTGTTTAGCTCTCCAAGCATGAAAGCTTTACGATCAGCCGCCTGTCGCATGTCCTCAGTTATCTGGATTTCTTTTATCATTAGTCAGTGCTATGAAGAGGGTGTACTTCTACTTCCCTCTTTTTCCTTTCTTCTTGTATGCGAGTGTTTGTCTGGCGTAACTCGTCTGCCTCACTCTGCGTGCTTTCATCACCAAGGCTACCAAGGCGCTCTGCGACTACAGAGGGCAGAATACCTTTCATAGCACATTCCTTGGCATCTTCCCATGTCCCACTCGCGGCTACTTGGCCGTTACCGAGACGGAAGTTACCATCTTCATCGTAACCACAGTCACTACTAATAGATGCTGCAGCCGTGGTTAGCGTAAGTGCGGCTATCGCAACACCCGATAAAACTATCTTCTTCATATTATACTCCTATATCTACAACTTCACAGACTTCGCCTGTGCAGCTAAGTTCTTGAGAACCCGTTGTGGTATCCTCTATTTCCATTTGTTTTAGCCCTTCCCATTTGATTGTTTCAGGCATCTTCTCTACTAAATTCTCATACTCTTCTTTACTACACTCTGTATAAGGTGCTTGTTGGTAAGTATGATCAGAGTGCGGCAAGAACGATACACCAGAGATGTAGTCAAAGTTCTTGTACACCCAATCACCAACCTCAAGCCACTCATGTTCTTTTACAGAGATGGTGATTGACGGCTTATGCTCACACCAGTTCTCTGCGTAGGTTTTCCATAGCTCCAGATGTTCTATAGCAGTTAGGCTATCCCTTGTAAGAGCGCCCTTTGGAGACTTAACAGGGAATGAGAATACAGTCATGTTATCTTCATTGCCTATAGCTGGCTCTGAAGGAATACCACACTGTATCATAAACTGCGTAAGCGGGTCTTTGTTATCTCCACGGACTGTACGAATATAGTGTTCGCTGTGCCGGGGGTGTATACCCGATGCACTATCGACTAATTGTGATACAGTACCGGAAGGCTTAACACAAGTGATAGCAGTAGAGGGGCTTACTCCCATACTCTTAGCCAGCTTCTGATTAGTCTTTACAGCCACCTTTCTCCACCCAACAAGCAAGTCTACCAGACCACAGTTGTTAGATGACAGCATCTCATTGTCCAAGATACCTGTAAGGCTAACTCCTAGCAGCCTCTCTTCTTCTGTATTCTGCTTCCATATCTTTCTAAGATACTTAAAATCAGTAAGAGAGGATTGATACGTGCCAAGCTGTGTAGCCCACTCTATCTTTTTAGTTAGTGTGACTACTGTGTCCTCTGCTCTGACAACGACTTCTGTGAGGTTGCAGAATTGGTAGGGACGTAGAATAATTTCAGAGCAAGGGTTAGTTCCAAATACATGATCAGGATCACGACGACCAATACTAGCCACTTTATTTTGTGCTGATTCACGGTTAAAGATTCCTCTCTCTCCAGACTTGGACTCATACAACGAGTACCACTCTTTCAGAAACGTGTTCATGTCTGGACGTTCTGAGTATACTGCAGAGTTATTTGCCAGCCCCCGGTGCGGGTAGTCTCTGAACCACTCGCCTGACTTGGCAACTCGCATCCTGTTTGAGTTAAGATCAGATAGAGATATCAGAGCGGACCTGCGTACACCACCTACAACAATTACGCTGGCTATCTTACATACAAGGTCATGGCATTCTAACGGAGATAGCTGCCTACCTGCAGCATTTTTAAACAAAGCCACTGTAAATTTAAGAAGGTCGTCAAGAGGCGCTGGCCCGGACGATCTACCGCCAAACGTCTTTAAACGCGCTCCAGCAGGGCGTAGACGCGACAAGTCCCATTTTGGCACCTGACCTGCGTACAGACAAGCAATTAGCTCACGAAGGCCCCTAGCCCATCCTGCCTTACTATCCTGTACAACTATGGTTGTTTCTGTAGGTTCAAAGTGTTCGTTTACACTAGGCAGACTTTCTGTGTATCGTCTCTCTGCAGAGAACCCTACACCAGTGCCGCACATGAGAACATAAAGTATCTCATCAAATGAACGTGGTGAGTCTACAGGAATGTATGAACAGTTGTAGCCCGATGTATGGTCACGTTCTAGGGCTAGCCCTGCAGTCATCAAGGCCCTCATTGAGGGCATAATCTGCAGACTAAGTACAGCCTCTTCAAGCTCCTGCCTGTTAGGTATCTTGTGACCATGCCTCTCCTTCAGATGGTGCGACATAAAATCAAAGTAACGCTCAACCGTTTCCGGCCAAGTCTCACGCCTATCCCCTAACCAACGCGCATACCGGGATAGATGAATAAACTCTTGGTAGTCTGTTGGGAAATAATTATTTTTCATTTTCTCTCTGCTCGCTAACTAGTCGTTGTAGATACCACTGTGACTTCATCAAGTCCTTGAGAGGCATCCCCTTATGTTTGTACCGGCACACATACTTCAGTATGTTTCCTTTTAGGTAGCCGCTAAACTCTTCCTCTGTAAGAGACTCCTTGATCATGTCTATAGTCTCTATGCCATTTTGTGTGTAGTGTGACGGGCTGTTTACAGCCTTGGTTAACTCGGCCTCTATACCTTCTTTTTCTTTCCATTGCTTGTCTCTGGCTAGTTGAGCTTGTAGATACTTTTTCTCATTTGGCATCAGTTGTCCTCGCTAAACTTAACTTTAATAATATTATCATATACTTCTTCAACTACTAAATTCTTAGAATCTTTTTTGTCTTTTGACTTATCAACTATCTGTTCCAAAGTTGCTTCATGTCCTAGCTGCATAAGATAATCATAATCTGACTCAAGCAGACTAAGCATACCCTGCTGCAGAATATGTGCAGCAGAAACGTCCTCTACATCTGACGTATCATAAGCTCTGACGCTCACCTTGTCAAATCCTTCGGGATCAAAGACAATGTATAGTCTATCTTTAGCTAAAAAGAATGTCTCTTCTTCTATCCTGTCTCTCATCTCATCATCTATGAGATCATCTTCCGGCTCAAAAGTAAAACCATCATCATTCATCAAACCACTCCACAGGTAACTTTTTATGCGCCCAATCAAAACCGTGGCGCTCTGCCCAATCTGCATGTGTAGTCTTTGAGCCTTTGTATATTTTTTTATTGGCATTTGCAAAGAAGAACTTCACTTCAAAATCAGGGTTCTGCTTCTTAACAAGCAAGTGCTTTACTCTGTCTTGCTGTGTTAGTCGCCCCTTAACTTCAATGTACATATCATTTCTGGGTATATAGAAGTCGGGTATGTACACGCTAGGCTCACGTTGATAGGGTATCTTATCAGGCTCAAACTCAAAATCAATACCTCTGCGGCCAAGGGCTACAGCTACTTCAGCCTCAAACTTTGATCTAAAACGCATAGTAATCAAACCTATTGTTATTGCCGGGGTTTGTATTTGCTATCTCTATAAACTTTCTTTCAAGGTCTGCGCGTATCTCTTCAGATACAGTGCTTTTAACTATCCCAAAAGCCCTTATTGGAAATATAACCAGCGTATTATCTCTAAGTCTACTTTTAATATTGTCAAAACATCTGCTGACTATTTTTTTGCCATACATCGCGTACTCTAAAGTATCCCAATCTCCTTTGGGATTCATGTTTGCTCTGTATATGATAACCTCTCTTTGCTCGTTAGGTAACGCCTTTACACGTAAGCTCTCTACGTGAGTAGAGTTTTCTTTTGAGCAGTCAAAATATACAAACACAACATCTGGATTGTATTGTAGTTCAAAGTCGCTTATAGTCTCTGTAATGTACAGGGGCATCAGATTTCATCCTTTACATGCTTTGTATACCACACGCGAGGTTTGGTATTTGCTGTAGAAGTTACTTTCTGCTTGTAAGCAGCGTCGGGCCAGCAGTGCATCTTAAACCCACAGTAGCCACACGTTCTATCCATTAGCCGGTTGCCTGTTCTTTTAATAGAACCTGTGGCCTTGTCCTTATAAGTCTCAGGCTCATCAGAGAAAGAACGCTCAAACTTTTCTTTACCAAGAACACTGCGTATGTTTTTATCGGCTAATTGTAGTGCAGCCTGTCTGTCCTCTTCATGTACCAGCGGCGTCTCGCACACGGCCCACTCACCTGTAGCCTTGTTGATAGCTATCCAGCCACCAAACGTAGAGTTAGCAGCCTCTGCGTACAGGTAGCCCTGCGGCACGTAGCCAAACACATCATCCTTCTTGATGTTGTTGTAGCCACGATTAGCCGCGAACTTCATAGAGAATGCGCCGGGAGCAGCACTCTTTATATCATATATCTTATCGTCTATCTTTACATCATACGTGCCGTTAAGAGTAGTGCCGCCTATCTCTAGACTAACACCCTCTTGCTCACTCTGTATATCTATACCCGCGCCTTTCATAACTGTAACAGCTATCGCTTCTATGATGTCCCCAAACAGGAACTTCATAACCAGAGTATAGTCTACATCTTCTTCTATGCCATCTTCAGCAGATAGCTTCTGCTGGCACAAAGGTTTTCCTACACCGGACATGCGAACCTTTGAGCCACGCTTCTCACTAAACTGCCGCTCAATAGCGAAACCACACATCTCCTTAAACTCTTCGATAAGGTGAGGGGGAAGGCCATCGCCCTCTCCCCTCGACGCTTTCTCTAGGAAATGCTGTACTTTATGTAGCAGCATTGAGGTCATTAGCTGGCCTCTGCTGTTTCCAACGCTTTTGCTACATCAAGATCATCCATAGCAAGAACATTTTCTTTGCGCTCATTGTACTGTTTAAGCACACGCACGTTCCACTTCTCAATGTCCTGCATGAAGGTGTTAAGAGTTTCTACATCTTCATCCACGATCTTGACAGGCTGTGGCTTATCAAAGGCAGGGACATAGTAAACAATACCACCGTTCTTGTTACGCTTAGTAGCAATATTTACCTTCTGACCAAAGATAATCTTATTGGATGGCACCTCACGAATGTAGTTAGCCACGGGCATAAACGCAGAGCCACGGGCTGACCAGATAAAGGGCGTACCTGCGAGGTCAACCTTGTCACCAGAACCATCTGTAGCATCTTTAGCACCAGTGATGATACCGTAGACAACTTGAGTACACTTGATACTCTTC